TGCCAATTGTATTTGTGGACTGCCCACATTCCCATAATAGGGACGAAGATAAGACACCATGCCAAGAATCCACAACCCCATGGATTGTTTAATACTGTTCCGCAAAACCTAGCAAACTGTAACATTACTCTTGTAAAATTGAAAGGATAAAAAGAAATAAACCGAATAAAGAATAAAATACTATGAAGGTAATGACCATGTTTTCCATAGTTCTAAAAAGTAACGATCAACTTGATATAAATCTTTAGCAGGTGGAATTTTATTCATGTCTTCAGACCACTCTTCACATAATAATCTCATCTCATATGTAATTTTATTTGGTGTAAACATTCTACCAAATGAAGACATGGCAAACGCATACCTCATCTTAATGCGCTGTTCCATTTCCGTCATATTTGTCACTTTCATAGTAGACATTTTCACCTTTTCTGTGCCCGAAATAAATGGTGGTACATAGAAAGGGTATTGTTCCCCAGAGTAAGACATCTGCTAAAGTCATATTATATTTCCTGGTGATAGTGATTGGAAAATTTTAGAACAAGCATCAATAGCAACATGTGCTCCATATACCCCAGAGAAAATATATAAAATACCTAACTTAGAACAGTACAGTTCCAGTTCCTGACATTTTCTTATGTCTGTAGTACTATGATCAATAATAATATCACCCTCCTCAAGTAATGGTAGTAACTCATCAAGTGTGTCTTCTGCCTTTTGCTCTGGAAGAGTAATTTGAAAGATACCAGGAACTTTTCCGGCACTAGTGTATCTAAGACCATCAGATTTAACTGCTTGTACAAGATACTCTAAAGAAGTTACACATCCACTAATGTATCCTGCTTCATATTGTCCACAGGCATTCTCATAGTTAGTGCTACTATAACCCCAAACTTCAATTCCCTTTTCAATCATACGACGGGACATACCTTCACCAGTACGACCTAAACCAATCATTCCAACTTTCATAAAATTCTCCTACAATTTAATTTGTAACCATGGTAATAGTGGTGGAATAACTCCAATCAATCTGAGAAGGCCCTCAGCAAATAAACATAAGACAACCCACCCAACACACATGCTGATAATACCTGCGTTTCTATTGTGTCTCCGAATAGCATCGTTAATCATCTCCTGACACTCTTTTTGAGTGACATAATGTTCTGATTTTATTTCATCTATTCGATGTTCCATTATCTTGTTTAATCATTTTATCAATAGGATCTGGTGCTCCACCAACTATAGCACATGCTCTCTGATAAAAGAAATTATTGGTATTCCCAGATGACTCAAAAGTCTCTTTGACTTTCACCCAGTTATTGTAGGTGTGCTCGTCCATGGTTTTTTAGATTGAAATACATATTAGATATAATAGTTACTAATTTGTATCTGTCAACTTATTTTGATTTCCTAATATTAACGAATCTCAAAATTCATTTTACGAACTTTGCGTTGCTTTCTTTGTTCGTGCCATAGGATGTCTTCCGATGAAAGAACTTCCTTTTTATTTTTAGGATAATGAGAGTTTAACATGACGACATTTGATAAGTCAACTGCCGAAATCTTATCACCACGAATGGTTGCCATATTCGGACAACCACAACAAACTGTCTTACTTGGGTGTCCTTCCAATTCCTTTCCACAGGAACGACACCTAATCTTTATATTTTCCATTGTATAATTCTTTATACGTCTTCAGTTTTCAGTTATTTATCATCTAACATATACTCTACCGTATTGGCAACATCATTCATTGCATCTCGCAGTTCCTCACGTTGTCCAGCATGTTGTTCTACTTTCGTAACACCATTCTTAAATTCTTCACAGAGAGTCCATCTCCATTGACTCATACTCTTAGAGTACCAAAGATTAATTTTCATTTGCAGAAAAGTCGTCTACTCGACTATTTAGTTCTCCCATCTTACGAATCAATTGCGTGTGTTCATTTTCTATTTCCTCAATACGACACTGTAGCATCTCAACCATATCATAGATGTTATCGCAGTCTGCAATTTTTTGTTCCGACTTTTTGAATTTCTTTTTCATAAAAAAGGGGGACTGTTGTCCCCCACTATACTTATATTATTCGATACTGTCAACAGCAGCAAGTGCTTTCTGTCTCAAGTCTTCAGGCAGTGGAACATAACCAAGACCATCAGACATTGATTGTGCTTTTTCACTCAACATATAACGAAGAGTTTCCTTCACACCAGTCTTAGACTCGGGGTACGCTAGAATCCAAGTAAGGGAGACAATAGGGTATGCATTGGCACCAGCAGGGTTAGCATCAGCACCACGAAGTTGGTCGTCCAGTACAATCATACTCAAACCAGCAGCAGATGTTTCAGCATTTGCTTTGACATAGTTACCTTCCTTGTTTTGTAAGGATACTTGTTGAAACTTACCACTACTCACATAACCATAGTTTAGATAACCAATAGCACCAGGAACTTGCTTCACTTGTGCGGCAACACCAGAGTTACCTTTACCACCAACACCAGCAGGCCACTTTACTGCCTTACCTGTGCCGACATTCTCTTTCCATTCAGGAGAGAATGCTGATAGTGAGTTAGTGAAACCTTTTGTGGTGCCACTACCATCAGAACGGAATACAGGAACGATAGTTTTACTCTCACATCCAAAGGTAGACCAGTTAGTAATCTTACCAAGATATACATCAGCAAGTTGTGTCTGTGTCATCTTGACTTCACAACCAGGATAGTTGTATGCAGGAACAATAGCACCACCAGTCATAGGAATGTGAACCATTGGAATGTCCTGCTTCTCATCACTTACAGCACCATCACTGGCACCGAAATCAACTGTGCCAGCCATATACTGACGGACACCAGATCCACTACCAACTGCTTGATAGTTTACTTGGTTGCCAGTTTCACTTGCCATGGTTTGAAGCCATGCTTGATATAATGGTGCAGGGAATGTAGCACCTGCTGCGTCAAGTCTGAATGTAGTGCTTTCTCCCGAACCACATGCCACCATCAATGGAGTGGCAGCAACAACTGCTGCAATTGCTTTGAGTTTCATAAATTTAATAACAATTTTTTAATCATAAAAAAGGGATCCTCGTCAGGATCCCCGAACATCTAGATGTCTATATGTCTATATCAGAAGGAATACTTCAGACCCAACTTAGTTCCATAACCACGGTCGATATCAGAGTCACCTGAACCAACGAATGATACTTCACCATATGCACCCAGTGCGTCGGTCAGTGCAAGACCGAGACCTGCCTTACCAGAAGGAACAGTGTCACTTTCCGCACCATCAGGGGAGACTACAGTAGCTCCACCTTGAATGTAGTATGAAGCAGACTCACCCAGTTCACCTTCATAACCTACGTGAAGGTCCGTGGCAGTACCGCCGTAGTCAGAACCAGTCCAACCAGAATTAGCTTCGACGTTGACATAGGGTCCGGCTAGGGCAGCAGCAGGGGCAAGAGCAACAGCAGCAGCTGCTGCAGCGATAGTCGTTTTGAACATTTGTTTTTTCCTCGTTTTTTTTTACTTGCGGAATGGTTACCCGCAGATGTTAAGAACCTCGACTGGTTCTGTTGTAATTTGTTACTTAAGTAACAGAGTATATATACTCATTTTGTTTTTCGGGTATTCGGATAACCCGAAAGCGGAATACCAGAATCGAACTGGTGACGAAAGGTTGGAAACCTTTAGTTTTGCCTCTAAACTAATTCCGCAGAGTGGGAGATTGCTCTCCCGACACACTTCCTCCACACAAGAGGTAGTATAAGACAAGATTGAGTTCTTGTCAAGTGGGTTTAGTCAGGCTCGAACTGACGACTTGCAGGTTAAAAGCCCGATACTCTACCAACTGAGTTATAAACCCAATCCACTTGTTAAAAGTGGAAAGCCTTCGACAAGATTTGAACTTGCGACCTGAGCTTTACAAAAGCCCTGCTCTACCACTGAGCTACAAAGGCAAGACGGAGGATGTTGGATTCGAACCAACGGAAGATTTACACCTTCGACAATTTAGCAAACTGTTGCTTTCGACCACTCAGCCAATCCTCCGTGAATGCCCGAATCCGGACTCGAACCAGAGACCTCACCGTTATCATCGGTGCGCTCTAACCATCTGAGTTATTCAAATAAGTGAGACAATCATACCAGAGAAGGTGATGATTGTCAATGGAGAATAACGGATTCGAACCGTTGACATCCTACTTGCAAAGCAGGCTCTCTACCAACTGAGATAATTCCCCAATCGGGGTGGCAGGGATCGAACCTGCGACCCTCGCTTCCCAAAAGCGATGCGCTACCTCTGCGCTACACCCCGAAGATGAGACAATCATACCAAAAAGGTGATGATTGTCAACTCCCCCGACTGGAATCGAACCAGTAACCCCAAAGTTAACAGCTTCGTGCTCTGCCTGATTGAGCTACAGGGGATTGTAAAGTAGATGTATTAATACATCTACGACGCCCCGTGGAGGATTCGCACCCCCGACCGCAAACTTAGAAGGTTCGTGCTCTGTCTCCTGAGCTAACGGGGCAAACTAATCACAGATTGTGATCATACTCCCAATGACAATTAGGACATAATGCCATTAAGTTTTCTTTTGAGTTTATAACACTTATTAAAGTGTCTCCCTCAAAGGTTGATACTGCTTTTTTATGAGCAATCTCAACATGTTTATTATAATGCCTTCTCGTCTGTGCGTCAACCCTCTTCTACAACTTCCGTCTCAGACACTTCTACTTCTGGTTCAGGTTCTGGCAATTTGACTCCGGTTGCTTCCAAATACTCAATAGCACCTTGAGTTTTAAACATCAGTTCTCTTGTTCTTGTGGATTGATTACCAAGTCCCTCAAGATCAGAAACTAATTTTGTTCTTTGCTCTATTAATTGGGTGAGATGATTTTGTTGTTCGTTCATTTCAAATCAAGTTTATTTCACATTATTTATAACTAAATAATTACAAGCAAATTGCATCGAAAAATGAAAAAATCACTGCTGTTTTTTGGTATGATGTTTTTGATGGCACCTTCAGCACATGCCGATATTACAAGTAGATTATCTTCAAGTGTTCAATTAACTGTTGATGCTTCTGCATCACAAGCAACAAGAATTGGTAGTTCATACTCCGTAAGTGGTAGTAATGTTTCAGCAACTCTTGGTGGTCTTACAGCACCTGCAAGTGCTACCTCTGCAGCAACAATGAATGCCGGTACATATACACAGACAACTGATGGTTCAGCAATTACCTTCACAGAGGCATTTACACAAGGTGATGCCGTTAACGTGATTAACTCCGGTTCAACGGTTTCTTCAGGTGTTGTAAGTTCTCTACCTGCTTATGGGCAAGTTACTACAACTGCTGGTGGTGTTGCAGGAACTCTTGCAGGTTCTGTTGATTCTGCAGGTGCTATTGGATCACTAACTGCTGGTGGTGCTGGTACAAGTGCAACAGGACAATTCGTATCTGAAATTACAGTGAGATAATGAAAGAATCAATTGGATTGGGTTTAGTTTTAGGTATTCTACATGGACTGCTTCAATCTGCAGGGGCAGTTCCGGTCGTCCCCAATTTTACACAAGGTTCTCAAACATCCACAACAGAAACAAAAACTAAAGTAAGTGAAACTATAAACTCTATAAATTATAATACAGGATATCAATATAGTGTAACTGGAACCAATGTTCAAATGAATGGTTCTAGTATAACACCAGGAACTAATTCTACATCTAACAACATCGATGGGGTGACTTCATCATGGACGAATCTAAATTTAAACAACAGACCCAACTGGACAGTGACAACACCAGGACAGGCATTTCAATTTACAGAAACTTATCAAGGTCCTGGAATTTCAAATCAAACAATCATACAAAGAACAACCGAATTAGACAGCGTTACAACAACTACAAGTATCTTCTCACAGTAATTACATTATTATTTGCTTCTCCTTCTTATGCTGAAACTGTTGGTGGTGTGTCTGCTACTGCTGCTCCTGTTGCTAACTCTTCAGGTTCCGTTACAAACCAGGCTATACAAGTCCTTCAGGGACCTTACATTACAAACACCTACGGTGGAGGTATACAATGTCAAGGTCCCACTCTCAACTTTACACCCTATGTAACAGGTGCCGTATCGGCACAGAAACCATTTGAAGATTTTTATAATGATCCAGTATATGATTTCAGAGACCTTGATGAAGATGGATCCTTAGATAATCCAGGAGATATATTATATGAAGTACCGATAAGAACAGGTCAAAAAGATAATTATAGTTTAAGTCTTGGATTTTCTGCTACCTGGTCCAAACCATTAGATACTAAATTACAAGAACAATGTAAACAAGCAGCAGCAACTCAAATAGAATTGCAACAACAATTAATTGCAAATAAAAGATTAGACTTTGAGATCGCACGAATTAAGAATTGTGGGGAACTTAAGAAACAAGGAATTTATTTTCACCCCAAAAGTCCATATTATTCAGTGTGTGCTGACATTATAGTCACTAATCCAGGTGGAGTAATTCCACAACATAGACATTCTATTCCAACACCAGTATCAAAGAAAGCAGAAGATCTTGGTGGTGTTATATCAACGTCCCCTTAATTTTCTAATTGCTCTTACTGCTTCAGTTTTTTCTCTTTGAATTTCTCTACGTTCTTCAACACTCAATAAAATTTCTTCTTTACCAAAATTAGTAGAAACTTTTTTAATTATTTTCTTCATAATCGGTCTAATAATTTTTAACAGGAGATTTGCTAATGGTCTCGCAACTAATGCACTAGTTCCCGCAGCAGCAGCAATAACAGTAGTTGATATAATTGCATCCGTTGATGGTAGGTAATCTATAATACTAATATTTTCTTCTTGTATAATAACTTCCTTTTCTTCAGTTTTAGTTATAGGTATTTCAGTTTTAGGTATAATGGGTACTTCAATCTGAGGAGATGTAAAATTTGTCTCCGAAGGTTTATATGGAGGGACAGGTGCTTGTGATGGTTGAAGATAATCCTCAGCATTAAAATCTATAGGATTAAAAGATGGCAATGAAGCATCACAAAATGTCAGTGTTCCATTCGGATCATCTTTAAGAAGAGCAGTGTTCTTTGGATTTTGCTCTTTATTAGATTCTACACATCCAGGAAGATTAACAATAGGAACACCAAGATTAACTGTTACAGGAGCAGCAGTTGGTATTGATTGTGATGGTGACATTACATACTTAGGAATATCCATGGATCTAATCGGTCTTATGGATATTGGTCTTATTTCAATATTAGGAATATTTTCCATCAATCATTCTTAAAAATTCCAGCAATACCAGTAAAAAAGTGATAAAAAATTACATAAAGAAAAAATCTATTTTCATTATCTGTTTTTTTCTTCACATTCAATTTTCTTCTCTTTGCATTAGAAACAGACATAAGAATTCACATTTACTATTATGTATTTAACAAAATTATTAGAATGGCAGTGCTCCACCCGTCATCGAAGGAACTGATTGTGTAGATTCTGGAAGGACATTACCAGTCATACTAGGCATTTCAGGTAATGCAGAATTAATCATACCAGGAAGTGCTTCAGTAATTGCTTTAGTAATTTGTTCTGTTGCTTGTTCCTTTACTTGCTCAATCATTGCATCCTTATTAACATAAAGGTATGCTCCGGCACCAACAATAGAAAGTGATACTATTCCTGAGAGTAATGCGATTCCGTTAATTAATTTTTGCATTTTAGAATTTCCTGTTTAATTGCAGTTTTGTTTCCAACCATCGACATTCCGATAGTAAGTAGTGAAATAAAAACTATAACAAATAAAGTACTCATCATTCAACTAAAGTACCATGTGCCCTTCTAATTTCACGAAGTGCTTCTAGGTTCATATCCTTGGTTCCACCATCATAGGCATGAGCATATCCTTCAGTAATCATTTGCTCATTCAATGATACTTCTGCGTCTCCAATATATAACCAACCAAGAAGTCGACCGTACTTACCCATACCACCAACCAATTCAGTTCTAACAGACAACTCATCTTCACCTGCAATTGCACCTTCTAATTTTTCTTTCATCCAGTTAGTAGCATCTAGTCCCAGAGCTTTCTCCTCTAAGTTCTTCGTCCTTTTCTCTGGTGTATCAACTCCTGCAACTCTAACTCTTTCTTTCTTGTATAGATCAAACCCGAGGTCGATAGTAACGTCTATGGTGTCACCATCAAGAACACGATTAATCTCCGTCACTCGGAAGTTGTAGCAGCTCTTCCTGCTCGGTGGTGTCATCTGCCCCATCGTTTAACTCTGCAAAAGCCATCTGAAGTATATTTATCACCATGACCAGTGCAAGTGCTAATGCAAGAATTACACATATAATCACTGACCAAACAGGATCGGTAACATTATCAAGTGGACGCAATAATAAATTCATTTATTATAAAGAATAGGGAGGTTGAGGAGGATCAATTGGCACAGGTTTAATTGGTGGTTCACCATTTGCAATTCTAATTGGACCCTGCTCAACTCTTATAGTTTGTGCAGGTGCAGTTTGTGCGGCAGCATCAATTAATTTTTCCAAATCTTCTTTACTAATTCCACCACCATTACCACCATTTTCTCCTGCTTTCTTTGCTGCCTGAACACCAAAGGTTGCTAAAACTCCAGTAAATACACTCGCAATAAAAGTGGGATCAAGTTTCTGTTCGGGAATACCTAAAGCAACAGGCAACTTAATATATGCAAGTGTGAGTATTCCACCACTCCATACTAAAATAGCAAGTCGAACAAAAGTTGATAATATCTCCAATTGTTCTTCTTTATCATCAACAGAATTTTTAAGTTTACCAAAAATACTTTTATTTTTTGTTTCTCGATTCTTAACTTCTTCAGTCATTAAAAATCAGCGAGTTTCTTATATTTATGGTTTAAGAAGATCGACTGTAATATTTACTTTTTCTATTTCATTAAATTTTTGACACAATTTATCACTGGATTCATGCTCCCATTTATGATATGTTTTTTGTAGATGTTTAGTATAATCAAGAGTATCACACATTTTCATTTCTTCAGCAACGATAGTCTTGATTAATATATCTCTAGTTAAAGATGCCATACTTGAATTTGGTTATCCAACAAAGAGTTCACCATTATAACACAAGAAATTTCGCAAAACTCTTCTTGGTAGGTTATCTGTTTAGGATGTTATTATTTAGTAATGTAACCTTCTTTAACAAGATACTCGCGGGTCAAAGGCGTGGGAGGGTATATTTCCCACATCTTACCACCAGCACAAGCTGCAAGAACATCGGCAGTCATCCTTTCAGTTCTACCTGCCCATGATGCTTCTGCTTCCCATGGAACAACAGATTTTGGATAAGTTTTTTCTGCAATTTCTCTCCAAATAGAAGGAACATCATCCTCAGGAAGAATAATAGCAATCAGTGAATTATTAATTGTTCCTGCCATACAATCCTGTGCAGCGTGCCATCCTTCATGTCTAACCACACTCATCAATGTGGATTGTCTACCCATAAATGCATCATTCAGGAAGAAATTATTACTTACAGTATGATAGACCCCACGATTACCTATAGGAAAATATTTCTGATCTCCTAGAAAAACCATAACTCCGATCTTATCAAGGGAGTCCAACATCTCATTAAACTCAGTAGCAACAGCAGAATAATCAGAGTTGGGATAACTATCTTGAATATCTTTGATACTTGAGATTCTTTGAACATTATCGGTGCATTCCCGTAACATCATGCATCCTAAAGAATCATTACTATTGTATCCTCTGGTTATTTTTTCATCTCCAGCATATGCTATTCCAGCCAATGCGACATATCCAAGAAGAGATAGTAAAAGTTTTTTCATGTATAGTATACCTCAAAATATTTAATAATACCATTAGTATTTACATTACCTTGAGATACCCAATCATGAGTACATTCATACATTGATTGATTACTGTATTGTGGTAATGATTCTTTTAGTTGACTACCATATTTAGTGAGAAGGACTTTAAGTGCAGACTCACGCAGATTCAACTTCTGTTCACTATAACGCCAATCATCAATCATCTAAATTGCTCCCAACCAGTTCCAGATTGCCAATCCCCAACAGCAGTCGGATTCAGTTGCGTAGTAGTTTTACCACTACAAGTAGCAATATTATAAATCACCTCATGAATATCTTTTGGTTCTACTGTATTTTCTTCAGGTAATAATTGATTATCATATATTGCATGTTCATATGCTTCTTTGATAGACATTTGAGGTGCAGATAAAACTGCCGGACCAAACCAAGAATCATCTTTCAGATACTTAGGAGCAGGAATTGTCTTATGAATTATTTTTTTAATTGCTTTTAAAATCATACCCATACCATTTTCTTAGTGTAGTCATATGCATAGATTTCTCTATTACCTTTAATACCCCATCCTAACCAGTAATATGCAGGTCTCATGTAATAGGATACTGTTTGTCCACCACCTTCAAATTGTGGAAGAACTCTTTGAAAGATAGGTTCATTAATCATCCAACGAACTTGACAATCTAATTCACTTGGATTGCAATCATACTTTACTGCAAAGTTTCCAAGTCCCCTATAACGATTGATAGAAGTCCACTGAATTAATCCATAACCACCTCTCAGGCAGTTCTCGTAAGTAACACGAGCACCACCTTCACAAATATTAGCAATGAATCTAGATTCTTGCTGAATATTTCCCATGATTGTAGCAAGAGCATTACGATCAGAGATCTTTGTGTGCTCTTGTAGTGCTGCCAGAACAACTTGTTCATTGGGAGTACAACTAGGGCACTTCCAAGTTTCTTCTTCAATAAGAATTTCTTCTACAGGTTCTGGTTCCTCTGTCACTTTGATTTGTTCAGGTTCTGGGGAAGGAATTGCAATTACACTTGCAAGAACTCCGATTCCAAAAAGTGATTTAATCATTGTCTCCAAGATATTCGAGTGAGTAAATTTCATGATCCTCAAGATTAGGGTCTAACCATTCGGCAAACTCTGACTGGATCGCATGAGCATCTTCTGCAGATTTTAGCACGTCATCCGTCTTCATGTCACACAAAATGTGCATTCTGTCAACTGCCCACTCATGGGTCTTCTGTAGAGTCTTTTCCAAAATTTCCATAATCTTTCCGCATGTAACGGCCGAGAATATTGCTATTATAGTATGCCGGTGCTCCGTTGTCAAGTGCCTCTGATAGCACATTATTTAGAAACAACTGCTTGGTCTCCTCAAAGTTACAATCTCCCTTCTTCTCATGAAGACTTAGTATTACTCTACTGAAGAACTCTTTGCCGTATTTTTTTATATCTTCCTTTAACTCAGGACAAGAACCATAATACTTCTTCCAATCAGATTCTTGTTTTACTTTCCTCTTTTTTCCTGGTGGAGTTCTGAATGACCATAAGTATTTCCTTCCGATGTATTTTCTACCGGTGGTCTTATTGGTAATACAGTAAACAAAACCAAAGTAGTTCCCAATAGCATCAGACTCAAAAGGTTCATTATTGTATATCCAAGAATTCTCATAGCTCATCTTATAGAATTCAATGAGCTATTATTTATCTTTAACGGGGACAAACCTAGTCTACATAAAAAAAGGAGACTTGTCAAGCCCCCTTGGAATATTATGTGAGTTTTATATTACTTTTTCTTACGTGCTTCAATCTCTTTGTTCTGCTTCATGATATCTGCGATACTATTAGAAATACCGGTGAAACCTGCCTTGGAAGGATCAGTTTGCTTCTTAGAGTCATCTTTGTAACCACCAGCAGCACGGGCAGCACGACGGTTCTCATCTAATTCAAGTTCTTCTTTCCTAGTAAGTCTCTTAACAAATCCCTTGAGACCTTTGGGTTTATCCTGAGGATAGTTATGAGCAGGATCTTTACCAGTAGCAGGTACTTTGATCTTTTTATTCCTCTCAATCTCATTGGGTGTTCCTTTATATAACTTATCGTGAGCCATACCAATTCCTTTGTCTCTTTTGTCAATCTTCTCCAGAGCTCTTATACCATCTTTCTCACTTGTACCTTTGGCATAAGCCTTTTTATCCAAAGCGTGCTGGTCATCAATCCCCTTCTCAACATAACTTCTCGCAAGTTTCTTGGAGATTTCGTCAAGTTGCTCACCTTCATTCGTCATAGAGAGGTATGCCTGGTGGAGAGATTCAAGTTCTTCTTTTCTAGTAAGTCTCTTAACCAATCCCTTGAGACCTTTGCTCTTTTCTTTTTTGTCTTGGGGGTAGTGGAGAAGGGGGTTGTAATTAGGATCTTTACCAGTAGCAGGTACTTTGGTATTTTTATCTTCAGGGCCCTCATTGGGAGTTCCTTTGTATAGCTTCCCTTGTGCTCTCGCTCCCCCCTTTTCTCTTTTTTCTAATCTGTCCATACCTTTCATCGCATCGTCATGCTTTCTACCTTTGGTATAGACATACTTATCCGTTTTATCTTGATCCTCGATGTTCTTATTAAGATAGCTTCTCGCAAGTTTCTTGGAGATTTCGTCAAGTTGCTCAAATTCTTCATTCTTAGCACCAGACTTATGACGGACAGTTCCTTTCTCGTCAGTATAAGTTTCTTTCTCCCTTCTAGGGGTTACATAACCTACACCAGGAACTACACCAGTCTTACCAGCAGCTCTGGCAGCATTTCTATCTGCTGCTCTTTGTGCTGCTCTCTTACGATTGCGATCATAAGAACTCATTGCTTCATCAACAAATTCTTCATTCTTTGTTAAGGCGTCTGCTCTTTTTGCTGCTTTGTTGCCGGTTCCACTATTGAGACCAGTGAAGTTAGATTTTACTGGGTTCTTGGCAACCTTTAGATTGGGAGGTGTTCCACCATAACCATCAACATTAGCACGACCAATGTGCTTAATGTCTTTAACGTTTTGACCTTTACCTGGCTTTGCTCTACCAGAATCAGTGGTGCGAGCATCAATCATAGATTTCATTTTTGCTTTACCCTTTTCACTGGTGATTGCTTCATCAACATTCTCTGATTCTACAATTGCTTCAATCTCCTTCACAGTAAAGAGACCGGTTGCTTCGAGTTCTTCTTTCTTCAGCGCTGCTTTACGTCCAGCAGGGTCTGTCATCGCAATACGACGTTGCATCTGCTTATTGGTTTCCTTCTCGTTGCCTTGGCGGGCAGCAACAACTTCTTTAGCATATGCTTTATTAGATTGACGTTCCATCTTCTCTTTAGGAAGTGGTTTCATATCCTCTTCAATTTCTTCTTCACTTTGATGGTTACAAACTTGACTATAAAGTTCTTTGATTGTTGCGAGTTCTTTGTTGTAATTCATGTCCTCTTTCCTTGCTCTATCTGTAAGTGAATCGGCACCTGCCTTAACTGCACCAGCAGCAGCAGAAACTCCTTTTGTAATGCCTCTGACGACCTTCTTAAGTCCTCTCTTCAGAAGACCATCCTTTCTCTTTCTAGGTGCTGCAGAAGACCCTCCACCAGTACTAGAAGAACTAGAAGATGGTCCAGTTCCTGATGAGGAAGATGATGAAGAACTTCCACTATCAGAAGAGGAAGAACTTCCACTATCAGAACCACTATCAGAAGAAGAACTATAAGAAGATCCACCACCAGATCCTTGCCTTCCTCTCTCATATCCTTTCTTAGCAGCACTCTTGACGGCACTACCTGCTCTTACTGCAGTTCCTACTGCTCTTGTAGCAAGTCCTATACCACCTTTTGCTGCCTTACCTACTTTCTTGACTACACCTTTAATTTGTGAAAGTTTTGATGCTTTCTTTTCGGGAGAAGCACTTCCAACTTTTTGTTTAGATACTTTAAGTTTTGCTCTAGCCATTGAACCAGCATCTCTGCCTGATTTCTGACCTTCTCCAGATGCTGCAGAGGTTTTATCCCTCATTCTCATTGCAGCAACTTGTGCTGGATTTGTAACCTCAGTAAGAATTTCTAACTCAGTATCAACCGACTCACAAATCGTTTGCTCTACAATATCAATATCCAGTCCTTCTTCCAAGCACTCTTCAAAGAATTCTGTTACTTGCTCTTCGATATATTCATCTGTAAGATCGTCAAGATCTTCATCAGTAAATTCATCTAAAATACTTTCTGCAATATCAGGAGCATAAACATCCTGATATAAACTTCGAATTAGTCCATAATCAGACTGCGATAAAGATTTCATCTTAATTCTAAATTACCCTTTATAAGGATATTTATAAAAAAAAGGACTCCCTTAGGAGTCCTCAATATATGCTTCATAACCATTATAATCACCAAATAGAAAAGCATCAGATTTTGCTGCTTCTCTATACATCTCTAAAGCATCTTCAGTTTTTATACAGTTGCACTTACAGTTTCCTTTACAAGGAGAACCCTGCAAATGTATCTTCGGTAACATCTTGTTTGATTCCTCCGACGATATAGGATTCAACTTCTGTTTCTTGAGGAGCAACTTGGAGACCCTTCGACGAAATCCAATGTTCTGTCCAGGGGAGTGGGTTATTCTTTGCGGGTACGTCATAGATTGGTTTAAGTCCAATTGATTTCATTCTACGATTGGCAATCCATTCCACATACTGCTGAAGCAGTTTATCATTGAGACCAATCATCGAACCATCCTTGAACAGATACTCTGCCCAAAGTTTTTCTTGATTTACAGTGTTCTCAAAAGTATTAATCAACCACTGCTCTTCTTCTTTGAAGATTTGTGCCATCTCAGGATCATCACCTTCTCTCCACTTCTTCAGAATATTCTGAGTAATGGCAAGATGTTGATTCTCATCTCTGGCAATCAGTGAGATGATTTTTGCACTTCCTTCCATAAGTTTGAGTTCACCAAAAGCAAAACTGCAAGCAAATGATACGTAAAATCGAATACCTTCAAGGATATTAACATTCGCAACTGCTTTAAAGAGTTTGCGTTTGAGTTCATATCTTGAAACTTGTGCATAAGGAACTCCTTCTATTGCATGTTGCCAATCATTAGTACTATCATAATGATGTGCGGCATTAATAAAATCATTATATGCTTCTGTCACACTCATAGCACGTTCAACAATTCTCTCATCATTCAGAATGTGGTCAAACACATCTGAAGGGTCTGAATAAACATTCTTAATAATGTGAGTATATGAACGACTATGGATCATCTCCATGAACCCCCAGACCTCCATACATGCCTCTAATTCAGGTAATGAACAGTAAGGGATAAAAGCCATCCCAGGACCACGCCCTTGTACAGAATCCAGCATGATCTGATACTTAAGATTGCTGGTAAAAATGTGCTTTTGCTCAGGGCGTAATGTCTGATAGTCCGCACGGTCTTTCTGGAGGGATACCTCTTCGGGTCTCCAGAAATATCCCAGTTGTTGTGTTGTGAGTTTATCAAAAATTGGATACTTGTAAGAATCGTATCTCTGAATACCTAATGGTTTTCCAAAGAACATTGGTTGTTTTTTAGTGTCTACCTCTTCTGCATTGAACACGGTCATAGAATTGACCACTGGTCTCTCCTCTTTATTTGTCTTAAATCTTACAAGACTCACAGTCTTCCTCCTCTTCGGTTTCTATTTGAGAAATTAAACTATCAAGTGACTCATTGGAATCATCCATTTCGTCAGTCTTGATATCGTATGTATTTTGATAGTAGGATGTCTTCCATCCGTACTTGTATGTAGTTAGTAGATCCTGTGCCATGATAGACACTGGAATTTCATTATTAGGATAATGTTCCGGATTGTAACTCCAATTGCCAGAGATTGCCTGGTCAAAGAATTTTTGCATTACGGCAACAATATTAATGTATCCTTTATTGGATCGCATTTCCCAAAGAAGATCATAGTTGTTTTTCAGAGTTCCGTATTGTGGAACAATCTGCTTAAGAGGTCCTTTTTTGGACTTCTTAATGGACAAGTAACCTCTAGGTGGTTCGATTCCATTTGTTGCGTTTGACACAACGGAACTGCTCTCCGAAGGCATCTGTGCGGACAACGTTGAGTTCCTAACTCCGTATTGATTAACTTGTGCCCTAAGACTCTCCCAATCATAGTGAAGCTCATTTGGAACTATTTCATCCACGTCATTCTTATATGTATCTATTGGAAGAATTCCATTACCATACTTAGTACGATGACTGTATTCACATGCACCTTTTTCTTTCGCAAGATTGACAGTTGCCTGAATGAGATAGTATTGGAATGCTTCGGATAAGTCATGAACAGACTTCCATGCTTCAGGATCATCATACCTATGCCCATTCTTGGCAAGGTAATGTGCCAGACCAATATAACCAATACCTAACGAACGACGTGCTCTGGTTGCGATCTCTGCTGCTCTGACGGGATATCCCTGAAAATCAATGAGTTCATCAAGACTCCTGACAGCAAGATCACAAAGAACATCAAGATCCTCAAGATCCCTAATTTTACCAACATTAATAGCAGAAAGGATGCAAAGAGCAATTTCACCATTTTCATCATCAATGTGTTGTAGAGGTTTGGTGGGCAAAGTAATCTCTTGACACAGATTGCTCATCTCAATCTTATCCATAAAGGATGAGTGAGAATTGCAATGGTCAATGTTCATAATGTAGATTCTACCAGTTTCGGCACGTTCTTTCAGAAGGTCGAAAAATAATTCTTGTGCCCCGATAGTCCTCTTTGGAGTGAATCTATCAGATTCATAACGTTGATAGAGATGATCAAAAGAAGGAGTCCCGAAAGCATCATACAGACCCGGAACATCGTTGGGGCTGAAGAGTGTGATGTCTTCGTTTTTGATAAATCTTTCATAAAAGATTTTTGAGATTTGGATAGAGTAATCAAGTTTCCTCACTCGGTTGTCTTCTGTTCCCTTATTGTTCTTGAGAACTAGAATGTCTTCGATTTCGATGTGCCAGATTGGAAAGTGGACAGTAGCACTTCCACCACGAATCCCGTTTTGTGTACAACTTCTGACAGTTGACTCAAATTTTTTGAGGAATGGGACAACACCTGTATGAATAACTTCTCCGCCTCTGATTCTACTGTTGATACCACGGATTCTGCCTGCGTTGATACCGATTCCCGCCCTTTGAGCAACATACCTAAAAATTGCAGCATCACTAGACTCGATACTAAGGAGGGTGTCATCAACATCAACCAGAACACAACTAGCATATTGTCGAAGTGGAGTCCGCACTCCTGCCATGATAGGTGTGGGAATGTTGATTTTGTGTCTTGAGATTGCATCGTAATATTTTTTAACGTAATCTAGTCTCGTGCCCTTTGGATATTTAGAAAATATGGTTGCGGCAATCAGCAAATACATGAACTGTGGAGTCTCATATACCTTACCATCAATCCTGTCCTGCACAAGATACTTATCACATACTTGACGCAAACCTGCATAGGTAAACAAATAGTCTCTATCATGATCAATAAAGGACTCAAGTTTATCGAATTCTTCATCAGAATACAGGTCAAGTATTTCTGCATCATAAACTTCTTTAGCAACACATTGCTCAACTTGCTCCTTTACTGTTGGTGTTTCGTGCATACGACCATAAAGTTGTTTACGAACGGCAAACAAAAGAAGTCTTGCGGCAACAAACTGATAGTTAGGATTATCCAAACTTACTAAGTCTGATGCGGAACGAATTAGAATCTCCTGAATCTCATCCGTTGTAATACCATCATAAAACTGAATGCCAGATTGAATCTCAACCTGACTCGCAGATACACCGGCAAGATCTTTACATGCCTCTTCTACCATCACATGCAGTTTATTTAAATCAAGAGGTTCATTTTTTCCATTTCTTTTAGTTACCTTTGTTCCGTTGGTCATATTTTTTTCCAGTTGTTAAATTTGATTTTTGCTTCTAGTCCTGAATAGGTATTCAATTCTACCACAGACATAACATCATGTCCAGAGAGAACCATGTCATTGATATCTTTCTGTATTATATTCGTCGGCCAAATCACTATGGAGTTGCCATTATCGATTGTTCTACTGATTCGATTGACGATTTCTCGATTGCGTGGTTCGTTATCATAAATCCAAACAGGATTGCGAATGCCCCAGTTACTAATATCAACGTCAGCTCCGCACATAGCAATCGAGTTGCAAATGAATGTTGAGTCAAAAGGACCTTCTGTAATATAAACGGCAATTGTTTTGTCAATTTTTTCGATTCCATAAACCTTCGGTGCTTCCTCATCCAACATCACAGTGATATATTTAGTGAATGATTTTCCCAGTGCTCTACCCTGAAATCCAATGAGATTTTTGTTCTCATCATACATTGGTATTACAATACGACTCTCATCTTTTTTAATAGTATCGAAGGTTCTTTTCTGCGTATTCGTCCACTCCATGAACTTGTCAGCATAATAAAACTTATCCGGATCTATCTTGCGATTTGTAAGATATTCATTGGCAAAAGAATTTGTAGATGCCTTTGGAAGATTGATAGATTTTTTAAATACTGGTTTTGTAAACTCAAACTTTGGTGCTTGAACAACAAAGTTTTTACCGGTATGACCTTCCTT